AAATGCCAACGGACCTGCGCTATTGGTATTTACAAAATAAATGCCCCTAATACGCGCCCTTCCTGCAAAAATCGTTTCTGAAACAGTGGTTCCACTACCAACCGTTACGTTACCTGTTAACGCCCCGTCAACCGCAATCTGAGTGATCGTCTTAAATACGTTGGTCGTGCTAACTGTTGCCGAAGAACCAGGACCACTAATAGCCTCGGTTACAGCGTTTCCATTAGCGTCTGTGCCAGTAAAAGTAAAAGTTTTACCTGTTTCCGAAGAACCAGCAGAGGTTATTGTCGCGTTTCGCGCCGGAACTAACGTAGCCACACCTCCGTCCGTAAGAGCGCCGTCTATGGTTAAGTTAGCTGCGCCACCAGTAGTTTGCGCCGTACAAACGCCATCGGGGTCGGCAGCGGCAATATCGGACGACAAGACATGGGTAGAAAAAACATCTGATCCCGCCATAAGTTACTCCTTAATTTCGCCACGCAAAATCATGGCTTTGTATGCAGCACTGCCAGGATGTGGTAATCCGGCTTTTGCCTTTGAAGCAGCAGCTTTTTTAGCAGGTGCTTTCTTAGCTGCGGCTTTCTTAGCTGGAGCTTTTTTAGTAGCCACGGTAGTGTCCTCCCAAGCTTCATTAATATCGGGAGTAGAGGGGTCATCCCCTCTAAACTTCCCGCTTTCATTTCGAGCACGTTTACGAGTTGTCGTAGCCATGCTATACGCTCAAGTTGTAAGCAACACCCCGATCTTGTGCAGTTAGCACGTAATCGATACCCATGCTTTTAGTTCCAGTAGCATCGCCGCTAACTGAAATAATAGCTGGAGTTACATTCGCAGTAGGGACGTGTGTTGTATGTGTTCCCACCAGTTGCTTATCTACATAAAACTGAACTACGTCAGTTCCATTAGTAACCTTACCTTTGGTTGCAGTAAAGCCTAATGTAACAAAAGTACCGTCAGTCATGTCGTGAGTGCTTGCCAAGACAGTTTCTGTCTCAGTGCCTCCACTTTCGGTAATTAACCGAAGCCTCGCACTGCCGTCATCTAATTGAAAACCAATACGGTTAGCTGACAAAAACCCATTTTCGGGGTTAGTTGCAAAGTTTTCACACAATCCCCAGAAAGCGTCCATTTGACCTACACCAGAACCTGATGTGCTATCTACATAGACTCTTGTTTCAAAGTAAACCATTTCACCTTGAACATTAGGTAATCTAAAAATTTCATTAGCTTGGATTGATCCGCCATCGTCATCTGTGGTAGCGGCAGAGGTAATGACCAACACGCCATTAGCTACGTCTGCTGCAATGGACACGTCTGCGCCAGCGTCTTTTACAACAGTCCAGCCAGTGTCTAATTCCATTACGAAATCGTCCCACTTAGTGCATTGATCAGGCCATACGCCTATGTTTAAATTTTCAAGCCCTTTTTGGGCTGCCGAATAAAGAATCGGGCCTTTAAAATGTGTAGCCATGTAGTGTTCTCCTGTCGTGGCTAGTGTCTATCACGGGATGCGATAGTCAGTGAACAGTAGCAGTATAAACCAATAAAAAAAGGGCGACAATGATGCCGCCCTTTTTGTGTAACTTCACCGTTACTTAGGCTCCTGGTGTACCAAACACACAACGCCAATCAGAGACACCAAAAGCGTATCTCTCACGAGCCTTGAAGCGTAGGTTACCTGTGTCAAAGTCGCCCTCAGTACCCGTAGTTAGCGGAGTACGGTTGAAAACCTTGAAGCCGTTTGGACAGTCAGTCTTAACAAAGTAAGCGTCTGCGTCAGTAAAGAAGTGGTTTACAACCGCTCCTTCAGGAAGCATTCCCATAGACTTCATTGCGTTGACGTCGTTATCGGCTGAACCAGGACGTAAGTTAGAGTTGATAATCCTTTCAGCGATAAACTGAAGTTCTTTAGGAATCAACAACTTAGTGCCACGAACAGCAATTTTTAAGCCTCGCTCATCAGTAAATCCAGCAATTTGAATAAGGATGTCTTCTAGTGAAGTCTCATTCAAATCAGCAGGAGTTGCCAACAAGTTAGACTGATTGCCTGACAAACTTGGGTGAGCTGCTGAACACAACGCTGCTCCGTCACCTATTGGTGATGCAGTAGAGAAAGCGTTATTCAACACAGTCGCACCTTTAATTTGCCGTGTTTGTGCCATAGAACGAGCCAATGCACGAGTGTAGCGAGTCGCTAACTTGTCATACAAATTGTCTTCTACAGCTTCTTCTGTAATAGAAAAGGCAAGAGCAATCGTTTCCATTGTATAACGTGCAGTGTAAGTTTCCTGCGCATCATCAAAGTTAATTGCACTACCTTCCGATTTAACAGGCGCTGTGCCAAAGCCTGACAGCATTACTTCTTCTTCAAAAGCTCGATCTGAACTTTCGGCGTCGAAGATTTCTGCGGCCTCGTCATCGTACCTGTCGTATTCCAACCCAAATAAGGCATTCAGGCCAGGTTCTAGTTCCTTCGCTAATTGAGCGCGAGAAATAGTCATTCAGGGCCTCCTTAGATACCGGTTGAATCGGCAGTCGTCTGTGAATCAAACGAACGAGTTGCCGCATTAAAGTGAGCGTTTAACCGCACTTTGAGCGGGATACCCGCTGCTGTGTAGTCACTATTTGCCTCATCATCTACGATGCCCACAATACGCAAAGGTAAAGTAGCTGTAGTAGCGATGTTTGCCACACTGGCTTGAGAGTTTGACTTGCCTGTGTCGGTAGAACCGGTACGAGCAGAAGTGCCCAAGTCAGTGTTAGAAAAAACGGCTGTTTGAGCAGTCGCTTTATCTGTTAAAGATGCATCAGAAGCACATTGGAATATCTGATTGGGGTTGTCAGCAACATAAGCCATGACAGGATGATTCGTGTCAACGCTTACGCCATTGCTACCAGGCCAATAGTTAAGCCAAACTGGTTTCTTTTGCACAGAGTCGTGATACATAACTCCAGTAAGCACGCCTAATGCTTGAGTTGTACCACCTGCGGTATCACCCGCTTGGTCAATAAACCCACTGGCTAGAGGGACGACGATACCGCCGTTAAAAATAGCATTGGTGTTATTCGTTGCTATCTCATATTCAGTGATACCCGTTGAATTGGGACCACTACCCACCATACCGATAGGACGTAGACCATAGGCTGTTTCTTGGTTCGCCATAGAACTAATCTCCTAAAAGGTCAGTTTTTAACCTGACCACCGAATTTAACACGAGTTTGTCTTTCAGGTTTACTGATAGACATTGTATTGTGGGCGTTTTCTCGCATAAGGTCCTGATCGACTGCTTCTTGCAAGTCCGTTGCACGGCCTTGATAGTAGTTGTTTCGTTCTTCAACAGTCTCTAAGGGTATCCTAGCTAACAATAGCCCACCTACTCCTATTACACCTTCGTATTTACCTGAATCTATCACGGGGGCTTCAAAGTCAGGGTGCTCATCCGCACGTACTAACTCGTAACCTTCACGTAATCTGGCAGATATGTTTTTAGTATCTGCAAATCCACGTGCTTCCGCTCTAATCCAACGATGCTTATAGCCGTCGGGTGCAGGTGGTGCATCTAAACTAGAAGAAGGAGCCCAAGGCTTCCGCTTGGCTGTTTTTTCTCTAGTGTCGTCTGCGCGAGGAGATCTTTTGGTGCCCTCAAACCCTTTTTTAGTTGATGACATCAGCGTCTCCTATTGTTTGACGTATTTCGCGTATTCTTCTACGGGCACACCCAATCGGTTAGCTATCGCTACTTGGCTCTGGGTGAGACGAACCTTGTTACTGTTTTTGCGTCCACTTGTTTTACTGCGGGAACCACTAGCGACAGTCTGGACGGGTTTTCTGCCACTTCCGTTATCTGGTGTACCAAGCTTGTTTGGAAAGGTCCGTACAAGCCGGTTATCTAATTCATCATAATATTCATCGCTCAATGGGTCAAATCCTTCTTCTTCCACCATTTTTTTATGTAACCCAAAGGTTGCAAATGTCATGGCCTCATCTTTGCCAAACCAATCGTTGCGAGACGCCCATTCCTCGGCTTTAGGGTCAGGCGCTTGTTGTCTTGGAGCAGCTTGCGGTTGCTGCTGTACAGGCTGTTGAGCGGCACGTTGTGCTTGCTGTGTGCGCATCTCTTGCTGCTGTTGAGCTTTTGCATATTCGTTAGCAGACACCGCCAGTTGTGAGATTTTAGTTTGCGCGGCAACGACACCATCCGGATCGTTAGCCATCATGGCTTTTTTAAGATCTTCCTGCGCTTGGGTTTGTTCCGCTTTAATTCGACCCCCGTATTCGTTTAAGTAGCCATGATCTAAAGTGTTAACTCGGTTTTTGAGCCTATCCGCCTCTGCTTGAACCCCTTTGGCATAATTAAGAGCCTCTTCCCTTTGACGTTCCGCCTCGCGCATTTTCTTAGTAAGTTGGTTGATGCGCTTTTGCGCTCCCTTGCTTACCTCGGTCTGCTCATCATCTTCTACAGGTTCAGGTTCAGGTTCAGCTTTAGCCTCAACCTCGACTTTTTCCTCGACAACTGTCTCAGGCTTTTCTTCTTCAACCTCGACTTTTTTCTTGGTTTCGGTCTTGCTGGGTAGCTCTACCTCAGTTTCTTCATAACTATCGAAATCTAACTCGACAGTGCCATCATCTGCTTTGTGTTCATTCTTCGCCATGGGTTACTCCTACAAGCTTAAAATATCATCTGGATCAGCAATCGTAGCGATTACTTCATCATCGTTAATAATCCGTACTTCACCACCTTCAATCTTGAAACGAGTGCCGCCATAGCGAGGAAAAATAACCCACTGTTTCTCTTCGCACCAAGGACCTGAAGGAAACTTCTCCTTATCCTGGTAAGCTAATGGACCTTTTTTGACCACGTAACCTACGACTGTTTGCAACTGATCCTCGACTAAAGTCTGATCTGTTAACAAAATCCCTCCCTCTGTTTGTCCTTTACCCCGATATGGCAAAACCAAAATGCGCCAACCAGAGGGCTGGGGCATTCGCTCTACCATTGATAAATCTAGCTTGGTGGGGTCTAAAACCCGCTCATCAGCACTAACATAACTGTTTTGCACAACTTTTGAGGGGGGCGTTTCGTCGGGTACGGTAACCGATCCTACAGATGACTTCATATTATTTGCTCCTGTTTTTCTAGCAGGTCCGAGAGTTCCTGTTCTATAGCTGATAATGCGTTCAATTCACCCATGCAGTGTTGATACTGCTCCATGTCTTTAATTCCGTTCCCTTCTAAACAGGCGTGTACACCTTCCCGCCTATCTCTAATTGCGCCTTGAACGAATTGCACAATACTAATCGCATCCACAATAATATACCTCATTTATCACATATTATTGCGTATGATAGTATATCTACGAGCGTTTGCGAGTCCTTTTTTTACTTTTTCCCGCAGTATTTAACGCTATTGCCACTGCTTGCCGCTGTGGATAGCCTTCGCCACGTAATTTTTTCACGTTCGAGCTTACTGTTTTCTTACTTTTGCCTTTTTTGAGGGGCATAGATCACCTAATTGATTGTAAATTTGCCGCCTCGAAGCATCGCACCCATACCACGGCACGTTCCAGTAGTAACTGTGCCTTTTGCAGTGTTAGGAGTGGGGATTTCTTTGTAATTACCAAAAGGAACGCTGCCTTGATCTTTAATAACCTCCCGATTGGTTGCTTTGGGAGGGTTACGGGGCGGTGCACCGTGTATTTTTACTTTACCTGTCATGGTGTTTCTCCTAGTTTTTCACGTAAGCGCATATTTTCGCGCATATTCGACGCATTAATGCGTTGTTCGGTCTGCATTTCTTGCGATTCGAGTCTTTCATCAAACTGACGGCCTCTTTCTTGCATTTTTTGCTGCTCTAAATTGAGTTTTCCTTGATCATTGGCAATATCTGCCATGGTTTTCTGCTCTTTGATGCCTAATTCCTGTTCTTTGAGCGCAATCAACGGATCAGGACCTTCGCCTTGACCTTGATTCATAATATTTTGGCTCTGCATCCGCACTTCGGCTATCTTTTCGGCAATCAACTGCGATATTTCGGCTTCAATCTGGATAATTTGCTCTTCGTTTGGCTCCTGACCTTGGCTCTGGGCCATAAAATTAGTCATCACCGTCTCTTTAGCCAACAGTTTGACGTGCTCCATGACGTGTTTCTGCAAAGCAATCGCTGCCGGAGGGGTAGCTTGCACTACACCGGAGGCCATAAAAACCAAATGCGCTGCAATGTGCGCATCGTGGTTCTGCCCTTCAAAGGCTTTAAGGTCTGTATTCTCCAACGAATCCACGTTTTCTTGTGCAGGATCAACAGGTTGCGGTGCTGCCAACTCTGGCGCATTCAAAATGCTATCGATATCCCGCACACCCAACGCTTCGTACATCCGACGATACGCTTCAGGCAGGTTGTGTAGATCAGGTGCTTGCATGGCCAGCTCTAACTGACTTTGCGCTAACGCAATACGCTGCGCCTGTGAAAAAATGTTGGGATTCGATACCGGAACTACGTCAATCCGGTCATCAAAGTCTTGCGCCATGATCTGCGGAGAGGCTCCGGCCACATCGTAAGGATACTCCTGTGGCAAGAACTCATGCATGACTCTCGCTAAAATCTTGAACTCTTTGCGCATGGCATAGTGCAAACGCTTGTGGATCGCGCTCATTACCCGAGCACCCTGCTCCAATAACGCTACCGTCGTGCCCACCGCCGCTTGCTGGTTGCCATCACCTACCTTCATGTCAGTAATCGTGGCAAACCGCTGGGCTGCATCAACCACAAACCCCAGTAACTGGAACAAGGTCGTATCAGGACCCTTAAACGGCAACGGCATTAAACTGTCTCGGATCGCTCCACCAGGAGCATCCACGTCTCTGAACTCACCAGGAGATAACGGATCGGCATCGTCCCTAATCCTTAGACCACGGGCTTTGAACCCTGCTGGCAGGTTAGACAACGTACCGGCGTCTATCAGTTGACGCAACGAAGCAGTAGCCGTGGTAGCCAGCCCACCAATCGTGTCTATCAGACCAAGGCCATAAAAACCAAATCCAGGTAAAAACTTGTAGTGAACGAAGTACTCGATCTTCTTAAAGTCTTCATCGTCTTCCAGATAGTTACGGCGGATCGACAACACCACGTTGGTGTCCTCGCAAATCGTCACGATATACGGCAGTTTGATACCCGTAGGTTCGCCTTCTGCGTCCTGATGTTCAAAGCCATCCAGATCAAGTTCCACGTGAAACTCTAGCAAAGTCGTATCGTAATCACCCTGCGTAGGCTCTTCGCCCTGTATCTTGTTCATTTCTGCACGAACATCATCTGGCGTGCGCTGACTAGGCATTATGGGCACATCCAGATAAAAACCAGCGATCTGTTGCTTACGCAGATCGTTGACGTTCATATCGATCCTATGGGTGATCATCGGGCAAGTTTCGAGATTGGAGGTCTCGTAGGGCACGATAAGGTCCGTCGCCGGAACGAAGGTCGATACAGGGCGGTTGAGCGCAGAATCATAATAAACCTTCTTAAAGGCTGATCCTGCTAGGGGGAGATAATACAGCATCTGATCGAACTCAGGCGTGTACTCCTGCATCTCGTTCATCAGATAGTAATTCATAAACTCTTTGACGCGGTGAGCTTGCTGCTCTTTTTTCTTGTCTACCGCGCCCATCACCACAGTGCGTACCGGACCGTTAGGAGGAAGCAGTTCGTTGTACGCCTGTGCTTGAAACTGGGTAGCTGCCTCGGCCAATATCGGATGGGTTACGCCGCTGGCTCCACGGAAAGGCTCCGTGCGCTCCTCGTACTTGTATCCTAGAAGCTGAAGACCTTTCTCGTAATTTTCGCGCCAATCTTTACGCGAGTTGTTGTTGCTTTCGTACTGCGATGTTAAATCACTGACCAGAAGACCTAATGCCGTATCGTCTAACTCTTCAGCCAGATTGCGGTAGAAATCGCCCTCGTCCACCATGCTTTCCGGCTGTGGATCAAAGTCCACCACCGTACTGCCGTCTTCCTCGGTCAAGACTTCAATCACCGAGCCGTCCATCTCTTTGGGACGCAAAGAACCAGGAATAGCGACTTCAACCTGCTCTTCGATAGTCAACTCCGGTGTCATCACCGTTTCATCCAACCGCTCTACCATCGTGCTTATCGGGTCGTTTGGTTCAGCCATTTTCTCTTCCCATGATGCGATCTAATGCCGATAGCATCTTATCACTTGGTTGAATCCCTGATCGGGTATTCATTAAATTCTGTACGCCCTGCTGGCGACGCTGCATGGAAATCTCTTCAGGACCCATGCTTACTGACATCGTAAACTGCTCATAGGCATCCGCCGGTTCGGCCACGCTACCGCCTTGATTAAACGTGTACACCGTTTCATCCTCAACCATGTAAGGGGTATCTGCACTGAATCCAGGTTGATACTCTCGGTCTATTACGTTGCGTACCGCGCCAACTGTCGCGTCGGTATCCAAATTAAACAGGTCACTGGCTCCGCTTAACTGACCACCCGCCGCTATCTGCCCTGCGCTAATCCCTCCTGGTGTAGCCATACCCAAGGCAGCAATCTTGGCTTTTCCTTCGCCAATGGCTCGGGCTTTGTTTGCTTCGCTAAAATCGCCTCCCAAGGAAGCTTCCGCGTCTTGCACAATCTTGGCTATCTGCTGAACTATGGTGGGGGTTACGGTAGTAGTAGCTCCACCACCTACGTTACCCGTTCCATCATCATCAGCACCACCGCCTACCTTATTACCATCATCACCTCCGGCTGGAGGCAAGCCCACAGTAGGTTGATTAACGGTTACATCCCCGCCCGTTATCGCATTGGGGTCCAAGGCACTGGTCGTCCCTGCGTCCGTTTGCAGTAAGTTTACTTCGGTTACATCCGGATCAAGCTTGACGATATTGCCCGTCGTGTCCATTGTGCCGGTGGCCACGGTCCCCGTGCCATCCGCGTTGATCCCCATGCCCGTGCTGGGAAACGTAAGTTCCGTGGACAATTGACCTATGTTATCGCCCGTACCGACCGCCGTCGTATCGCCCATGGTAATCGCCGTTGTCGGATTGCCCTGCGCATCCAGACCCCGAGTCACAGCGGGGGTCCCACGGGTTATGTCCCGCGTGTTAAACTTCTGAGGATCAAACAAACCTTGAGCAATTTTGTCCTGTGCCGCTAAATCGGCCACAGTGGCGTAATCGTTCATGTTGATACTGCGAAAATCTTGGGCCGGTGTCGGTGGAGTAAACGCATAGGTTCCACCAGGCATATACTCGATTGGATCAACGTAGATAGATTTAGCCCCTTCCTCGGGGGTCATAACTGCTTTCGGATTTAAATCTTGAAGAGTGCTAACAAACGGAATAGCAGTCTTTGCCGCATCTATCCGATCAAACAGGGCATCAAAGTTCTCATCCTGTATCGACTCGTAGTCGATATCGCCAACGTAACCTTTTGGAGGAGGACCCGCCACGCCTTCAAAGTCTATCTCGTCAAAATCCACCACATCGCGGTAGCCAAAACCGCCTTCAGGTAGGTAAGCATTCTTCGCCGCATCCACATCCAACTTCAGATAATCGGCAAAGTCCTTCATCCTCACCCGACCCTGATTCGCCGCCAGCCAATACGCATAAGCGTCTTCTAGCGCAGTGATTCTGTTCGCGCCACTTTTGAGGCCATCCCCATCGTTAATCTGATCAGTAATCGCAAATAACTGATCCTGAACTTCTTTCCTAGTCAACATATCTGCCATAAGCTACCCGTAGTACTGAATCTGTGATCGTTCCGGAGCATCCCAATCGTCCGAAGGCAACTCAATAAAATTACCCTGACGATATCGCATTAACGCCTGTGTCGTGCTATCCACCAAGTCGTCATACTCCCCATTAGGAAAGGCCGCACACTCTTCAATTAGCTCGTGAGCCCACTGCTCATCCGGAGCCCAAATAAATCCGCTCTCAAACAACGGAGCCACACTGTGTACCCGCGACAATTTATCATTTCCACGACTAGGGGTAAAGTTAACAACAGGGATTCCCATGTTCCGTAGTTCATGGGTCAGGGGCATTCCCGTCGCTTTCGCCTCAATAATTACCGTTTCAGGGTCCCAATACTGATACAGGTCATACGCCACCTTCTTCAACTCAGGAAAATCCCAACGATCTTTCTTGGAATCCAATAAGATCAAATGAGGGGACCCACCCTCCTCGGGGGAAAAAACACCCCACGTCGTTATCGCACTAAAGTCAGCCGACTCCTTCTTGCTAAACGCCGTATCGTAACTCTGTATCACATACTGAAGCGCCGGAACCTGATCCTTCTCCCACACGTTCCACCACTCCCGTTTCAAAATCGAAGTCTCATCGCCGGTCGGATTCTGCTGATACTGCGCATTCCACTTGGAAACAGGAATAGACGCCTTCACCGCCTCCAAATCAGGCAACGGCCAATACTCCGGCCAACACGATGAGCCACTGGGCATGATCGCCGGTAACTCCACAATCTCCCACTGGTCAGCATCCCTGTCTCTACCCTGTGCACGTATCAACTGCCCCGTCAGATCCTTCTCAGACCAGCGGGTCATCACCAGCACTATCGCTCCACCAGGTTGCAAACGCTGGCGGGGGCCCCCAGTGTACCAATCCCATGCATCGTCAAACCCAGCCGTAGACATCGCCGTCTGCTCAGAATGCGGGTCATCAATAACAATCAAATCACCACCACGTCCCGCCAAGTTAGAACCTACACCCACCGCGTAGTACATTCCCCCACGGGCCGTGTCCCATCGTCCAGAAGCCTTTGAATCTGCTGACAATTTTGATTCTGGAAATACCTCCATGTAATCATCACGCTCAAGCAGGTTCTTCACCTTACGACCAAAACCTACAGCAAGCTCCGTGGTATGCGTGGCTTGGATAATCTTCATGTTAGGATTCTTTCCAATCATCCACGCAGGGAACAGAAAACTGGCAAACTCACTCTTGGTATGACGTGGCGGCATATTGACAATCAGGCGTTTCAGATCGCCCGTGGCCACACGCTCAAGCTTCTCGGCAATAATTTTATGGTGATTACCCGCAATGAACTCGGGCCACATCGCACGGACAAAAGTCAGGAAACTCTTGTTACAGGCGTCTATGCGGTCAAGCTGGGCTAACCGCAGTTGTAGCTTCAGAGCTTTTTCAGAGACTTCGTCTATGGGTTCGCTATAGGACATTTACGTGTATGGTAACATTTTTTTAGTATATTGTTAGTGAAAAACATACACTTTAGCCCTGTCTGAGGGAAATCCCCTACC